CATTGCAGCACTTGTCATTTCATTATAAAATTTTACCATACCATTCGCCTGGCCAGGAAGTAATCCTAACTTATGCGCTTGACTTGAAAAACTTTTTAACGCTTCAGCATCTATTTGCTGATCCTCTGGTAAATCATATTTATACCCTTCAGCGTCTGCGGGTCTGCCTAATTTTTCGTAAACGGCATCCCAATCTTGTTCTGTTGCATATTTATTAGGAACTGGAATTTTATCCGAGCCAACTAATTTTTGTGCATGAACATAAGATTTTGCTAAACCTTCTATATCTTTAATATTTTCTAAAGATTTATCTGCTCTTATTTCTTCCGACAAACTGGCTTTCCAATCTGTACTTACTGTTTCTGGTGTTACTGGTGTTTCCGCAGACAACGTACTTGGTTGTTCCGTTGCTACCTGGTTTGTTTCACTACTCATTTATCCTCCATTGGTTTTTTGTTGAGCATATTATTAATAAACAAGATTACAGATCTTGTTCCTTCTAAAAATGCGCTTTCATGGCTATCGCCTTTTATGTGAGACGTAGAATAAAAACTGCATCTTTTTTTTAGATCCTCTAATACTTCTTTACCCGTATCGGAACTAAAAGTTTGTTTGTAAGCAAGTTCTAATTGCTTCAAATCTTTACTATTCATTTGCTACCTTTAAAGCTGGAGCTATTTTACCAGCTGTTTCTGCAACTTGCTGCGCTTGTTGTAATTGCATTTGTTCCATTTGAGCTTGTTGCTTTTGTTGTTGTTTTTGTTGTACTTCTGCTTTTGATCTCATAATTTTAGCTGGTAATCCTAAAACTTCTTGGATGTGATTAACTAAACCATCAATATCTATATAATCAAAAACGGGAGCTATATTTTGCATAGATCCAAATATTTCTATTCCACGCATAACTGATGACAGCTCCTGGCTTTTTTGAGCTTTGGCTAATGGAGATACATATTCTATTTCTACATCTTGATCGCCAAGTTCTTCTGGTATTGGTGGAAGTTTATTATTTTTTAATAATAAATTAAAAGATCTTGTAATTAATGGCTGTAATAATTCAGATTGTAATCTACCTAACACGGGGCCAAGTAATCTCATCTTTTCTTCTGTTCTTTGCATAACCTCTGTTGCTGTCATGTTTTGATTACCCGTAGTCATTAACTGGTCAACAAAAAAGTTTTCTCTAATAGCTTTTCTTCTTTGTTCTTCCATTTGTAAACCTAGTGGATTGTTTGAACCTATATTTAATGGTTCAATTCTTTCTCTAGTTCCAGATCTGTAAAAATTTAATCCACCAGGTACAGTTCTTACTGGTAAAATAAATCCGTCATCAGGAACCATTAAAGGTGGATCAATTTGTTTTTGAGCTGCTTTGATAGTTGTTTTAGACATTGTGTTTAACATCTTTGTATCTGGCAAAGCATTCATTGCTGGAGATCTACCATACACTTCATTAGATGATGATTTTAAATATCTAGGTACAACGTATGGAAACTCTTTAAATCCACTTTCTCTTAATAAAGTTCCAGATTTTTCGTGAACATGACAAGAAACAAAATCCATATTTTTATTATTGTCATAACCCATAGGTGTTGCACTTGGATAAACTGAATGAATAATAACGCTTTCATCATACGGAGCTTTTTCAATATCAGCTAAAATAGATTTGTGTAAATCCGCATCGGGATACATTGCTGGTATATTTTTATTTTTTAAATGAAATCTTCTAGTTAAACTATCAACTAAACCTTTTTCATTTTCAGTAATGTATAGTTCTGAAATATGTAATGTTCTAAATCTTAAATCATCTTGAACATCGTCTGTAATAAACATAGCAGACGTACCAAATGCTAGAAGCTCATGGTATAATTCAAAAATTTCTTGTTGGAAGTTGGATCTTGAAAACACTTGTTGCATAATCTTTGCGCAACTCTCTAACCATTCGTTAGCAGCATCATTGTCAGCTGCCATTTGGTTTCTAAATTTTAAAACAAACCATGGCGAAATAGTATTGGTTAACATCCCATTAAGAGACGCAGACAGCAATTCTAATGCGTGTGTGGCAGTTCCATCAAAAATTTGATCGTGGCGTTTATCGCCAGCTGTGTGCTTCTCTGTGATGTTTGCTTTTCTCGGTAAAAAATAATCTGCAATCTCTTGCCAATGATCTTCCCAGGTAACTCTTTGTGCTTTGAGAGTTTTATATCTCTCTATAACCATTTTTGCTTTTGGATCTTGTGCCATTTACCCTCCGAGTAAAGATTTTTTAGATGTTGTTAATGCGTTATCGCCTAAACCTTTTGCGCCAGTTAATATTGTTGATGATCTGCCTTTTCCTTTAGCCATATCTGTCATAGATGTAGATGTTGCTTGTGATACTTCAGCTTTTGTGGGTGCTGCATATACTGGAGCTGGCGGTGGTGCTGGTGGTTTTGGTCTTGATACAAATCCTCCCATATTATCCTCCTAATAATGTTGTGTTGTTATTATTTTTTTTCTTACCTCTTGAAAGCAAGACTTTTGATTTTTTATTTTTAGGTAAATCTTTTTCTTTGTAGGCTTTTTTAATTAATGCAATATTTTTATTTGAAACTTTATTCTTTTTAAAAAAAGTTTGTTTAGGATCTTTAATAGCGTTAATAATTCTCTGTTCAAACTTTGACATACTATCCTCCTAATAAAGTTTTCTTTGTTGATGTTTCGTCATCCTCTAAACCTTGTGCTGACGTTAAAATTGTTGCAGATCTGCCAGTTCTAGCAGCTCTTAATTTTGCTTGCTTTGCTGCTATCTCCGCAGCTCTATCGGCATCATCGTATTTTGGTGGTGCTGGTAATGGTTGCGGTGCGGGTATTGCTGGCATCGCTGGCATTTTTGGCATTAAAAAACCCATAATTTATTTCTCCTGGTGTATTGCGTAATCGTTCTCGGCTGTCTTTTGTTCAGCCATTTTTTGTCTTGGTAATTCCGATAAAGAGATAGCCATGTATCTTGCAGCATCGCAAGCGTGTGAGCTAAAATCCTTAACGGGTTTTGCACTAAAAATTCTCATCTTGTCGTTAAACTTTCGATGATGATGTCTTAATGCAGCTACTAATGGTTTTGTTGCTTCAGCATCAAACCAACATTTAGGTAACACCATTTTTAAATTGTGTATTCCATCCTCTAATGGAAGTTTTGGTAGTACCCTAAATCTTATTCCTAATTGATAAGCAATCTCTCGTCTTGTCTTACCATTACTAAATTCTGTTACTTCTATATCGTGTGGCGCATAGTGTTCGCCATAAACATAATCTTTATCTTTTATAAACTGAACGTAATGCGGCAAGCCTTCTTTGTTGTTTTCATAATAATCAATAATCATTATTTGATTACCAACTTGTTGAAAAAATATTATTGCGGTGTTGTCTCCATAACCTAGATCCCATGCTGTCGAAACTAAAAGCGATGGATCATAAGCGATCCTGGTTATCTGTTTATTATCTTCTAGTTTCTGTATTATGTTTCCATAAATAGAACCCGTTACGTTTGCTACCCAATCGCACTCAAACTCCTGGAGGAATTTGCTCTCTCCCATCTGTGCTTTAGCAGCGTCTAGTTCTTCTTGCTCTACTAATTTAGTTTCACTTGCTTTAGCTGTATAAGCTAACCACTTTGGATCACTTAATGCGTATTGGTATAAGTCATAAAATATATTACTCATTCCAGCTGGTGTCGAAATAAAATAAGCGAACCCATGTCTATCAGAAATAGCGGGTCTTAATATTTCGTGCCAAAGTTTCGGGTTCATTTGGCTTACCTCATCTACGCAAATCCCGTCAGCATAAATTCCTCTGATACGATCTGGATCTTCTCCAGACATCAATGTTATTCTTGCGCCATTGGGGAAGTCGCATCTTAACTCGGTTTCGTTAAATGTAGTACCAGGAATACATCCAGCGTATTGCTTTAGATAATCCCAACAAACCCTTTTGATCGAAACGAATGTTGGCCCGATTAGATAATACCTTGGGTTTTTCTTATCATTTGTAAGAGCCTTCTTAATCAAATGCAGTATAACCAATATTGTTTTGCCAAACCTACGATGACAATTTAAAACCGCGAACCTATGTTTATCCAAATCCTCATGCAACTTCGCTTGTAATGGCCGAGGCGTATAAGGTATTTGGATGTGCATTATAAAATTATAGCAATTACAATAATAGCAGCAGCAATTACAACAGCTGCTTTAATATTCGTACTCCAGCTATTCCATTTTTTAATTATTTTTTCCATATTTCTCCTAGTGTAATGTGGGTAGTTCAGTTAGATCTAAAATAGATTTATAATCAATCCCACTATTTTTCATTAGTGTTTTAACAAAATCATCTGCGTGCCTTGGATCGTCAAACCCGTTTAGGTGGATTACCATGCCGTTTGTATCTTCGGCTAGGAAAACCATTGCAGTTATCATTTTGTTTTTTAATTTTTCA